GTTCATCGTCGGCAAAAAGAAATGCATTACCTTTTACCGCCATGGGAGGGTTATCTTCAAAGTGATCCTGCCCGTCATCAATGATTCCGAAAGGAGTTAATTCATTCATCAGTTGTTCATCATTCATTTCTCGTAACTGACTAATAGTATTTATATCAGTTAATTCTTTAAAGAATTTCTGATTAGATACCCAAGCAAAGAGTACAAGTCCCATCACAAGATCATCATGACATCCAGATTCGGCTTCCCATCCTACACCTTTTTTACTGAATGTTGACAATTCTTTAATCGTATCAAAATCATTTATTATCAGTTGGTTCTGTTCAATCAACAATTTTAGTATAGAACAACCTACCGACTTAACGGTTTTTGTTGTTCGTACACCCTTATCAGACTTTGATGAGAATCCAGTAGTTAATCGTTTCCCGCCGCGGCCGGCATTTTCAGTGAATAACATATTCTCATATTCAAAATCTTCATATAATGTACTGGAGACTTGTTCGCCAATATCATTAACCTCAACAAGAATTTGTGCTTCATTATAGAAAGTACCTATTCTATGGATTACTGAAGAATAATCCATCGGAGAAATCATATTGTCACGATATGCACATACTTGCATATAAGGCATTTGAGTGGTGTCTATGACTTGAAATGCCGAATAATCTAATCCTTTACCGCGAGAAACATCAACCACAATAGTGTAATTGTGATCGATCACCGGTCTATAGAACATAGACAGACCATTCTTTTCTTCAATCGGTTCACGATACACAAGTTGTTTTAGTTTATTACCTGATATAAGTGTACCACTACTACCTTGAAATTCACACTCCATTTCTTGTGCGAACTTCTCAGTGTCAAAGTCCAGCGCGGCGAGCGTTTCTTGTTTCCAATTCTCGTCGCGACCAGGAACATCATACCACATTACAGATACAAACTGATATCCATTTTTACCTTCTCGGGCACCTTCACAAGTTTTATAAAAATGATTCAATCCGTTTGGTGTAGATGTAAGCAATATTTTTGTGGTTGTGCCTGAAGATATTGTTGGAAATACTGCGGCGAAGAATTGATCCCAGTTCGTAACGAAAGCTGTCTCGTCAATGTATAGGAAAGATACGGATTTGCCACGAATAGCAGTAGAGGAAGTAGCGGTTGCGATGATCTTTGATCCATTTTCAAACTCTACTGATCCTTTGTTCCATTCCACGACTCCTTGTTGTAACCATTTTGGTAATGCTTCGTAAGCTGTTTTGATACGATCCAATATTTCTCTTGCAGAGTCTCCTTTATCAGCGAGTAGAGCGACAAGTTTATGATTATTGAAAAGAATATAATGAAGTATAAGGCATACAGCAGTCGTTGTTTTACCAGACTGCCGCGCTGTAACGACACATGTTCTTCGGTTGTTTGTTGTCTTTTCAATGATATCTCTCTGATAATCATATAGATCAATAGGTATTAAACCACGATCTACATGGACTATTTGAATATATTTTTCTGAAAAATAAATCGGATCAGATGAACAAGTTACATATTCGCGGATCATATCCTCCGTCCACGAAATATCTACACCGTGTCTTTTTAAATTGGTGTTACCCAAATACGATCTATATTCTTCAATATCTTTAATCGGTACTGACATCATTCTCTTGATTAATCATTTTTAATAAATCACTCGTAGACCCAACAAATAAATTATTATTTACGGTGTTGGGTGACACATTTTCTTGTTCAGTATTTAAGAGTTTCTTTTTCTTGTCGTGAAGATCAATTAAATCTTTATTCAGTTCGCTCATATTTTTAATCAGTCCTGAGAGAACCTCATATGATCTAGGATGTTGCGATTGATCAGCAATTGTTAATAACTCATCCATTGACCTAGTACCCTTCTCTATTAAGTCGTACATATTCTTACGAACATATGCTACATCTGTTTCTGCCTGTCTATTAGAGGACATAGTAGGTTCATAAGTTGTCGGAATGTTTTCTTCTTTTGGCATTGGAGTAAGATCAAGAACTTCACCGATTATATCATCTGACATATTATGCTCCATCATCTGGGAATGTTTCATCTATGTCCACTATATAACCAAAGTTTTCATCAGAAGAGATATTATTGGAAGAAACAGTCAAAGATGCGTTTGATGTAGCCGCGCCGTTTGCTGTTTGACCTGGTGTGACTGTAATTCTCGATATAACATCAGTGTTGCCAACAGCATCATCAATGTCGTTAAACAGTGTCGCATCATATAACTGAGTATTCGCGAGTTTGATGATCTCACTCTTCTTGGTAGGTCCAAAGAAGAATCCTTTCATCGTGTAATCAAAGGTAAAGATCAACGACTTTCTTTCCTCAAACGAACCTTCATACACATCATCTTGTGAGGTGCCTGTTAGAACCAGAGGAATGTCAAGAGTAATATCTGGATCAGAAATCAACTGAACTGTCGTTGTCCACTCAGGAGTAAAAAACGGTAGAATCTGTTCTATGATCTGAGTACCATCATCAACAGTCTTTACAAAAATTGACAAAGAAAACTGAATATCATAAGGCACTGGGTTATACTGGTATCTCTTTTGATCTTCATCCGCATCTGATGGTGTCGTTACAAATCGTCGAATTGTTGGCAATTTTCTCTCAGGCGCATAACTAAACCCGGTGATTTCAAATCCCATTCTCGGTAATGTAATTGCGAATGGCTGATCCATTGGATCGAGGTCTTGATCAACTCCATCAATACGAGCAAGAAACTTTTCTTTTGGTCCATATGCGAGAGGAACTTTGAATGATGCCTTAACATTACCATCAGAATCTTTGCGATTAATCCACACATCGTTAAATAATGTGCCAAACAGTATGACATATTTTCGAAGTGTACCATGTGCGAAAGTTTGACCAAACATATTAGATAGACCCTTCTGAGAAAGGATTAGTTTCGGTGAAGTCTATAATATCAGCACCGGATGACTGGAACGTAGCATTCTCGGAAAATGGATCATCAGTAGTGTAATCAGGTGCGGAAACTGGTCGTCCAGTGTTCGCGTCCATAATAATATCACCGTTCGCATATGTTGAGTCGGCGTTTGACACGGCAATATTTTCAGAATATAATTTCTCTAAATTGTCAATCTCAGGAACGCCTGTATTTAAATCTTCATGACTATATTCAAACAATTCGCAACGCAAATCATAACACTGTAAGGCACCCATTTGATAAAAGTTAGGTGCTTCATGTTCAGTAATCTTGATAACATATACTTTACCGGTAAGTGGGAAAAATATCAAGTCACCTTCTTCAGGCCGAACCTGTATTTCTGGCGCGCCTATTTCGTTGGAAAATACTCTCTGTGAAACAGTGAAGGTAATTTCATCACGAATCTGAATATTGAACTTAGAGAGAAAGTCACCTTCACCCTCAAACCCCTCAACATTCTTAATATACATTTCAACCAGATATGCATCATTATAGGAGGCAACGGTAACTTCTCCAAAAATATCATCTTGTTCATCAATTGTTCTCGGGCAGTAATACAAATCATGACCGTAGATTTTAATTGATTCAATGATCAAATCTTCGATTAGATTTTGTTCTGCATAACTCTGAAAATTATTGAAGAAGACGTTGGTTGTCATGTAATTATCCCAACATATCAGAAACAGGGAGGGAATAATTGTTAATCATTTCTTCTTCCAATCTCTTAATTTCGGTATCGGCATCATCGTATATCTTATTGCCATTAAATGTCACGCCGCCCGGTAATTGTAATCCCTCAAACTTTGTTAGGTTTGAACCCCATTGCCTTTTAATGAGTTGTGCAGTATAATGTTGTAACCAACGATCTGCCCACACATCAGTGTATACATCAGGATCAACAACCTCATAAGCCTCCACTAACAAATACTGCCCAACAGTCATAGTAGATTTAGTTTTGTCGAGGTGTAAAATGTCGCGATGGCGATTATAACGTATCGGAGTTTTGCCAACAAGCATCTCTTGAACAAGTCCAAGATGTGTCATTGTCGCATAATAGTTTGTAAGTCCAATATTAGACAATGTATGCATGTCGTTGAGTGCGATTTGATACTTTATATTAAACAGATCACCAGTGGATGAGGTAGGATCGCCGAGTTCAAATATCTTAACAACACCAATGATATTCTCGGGAAGAGTAATCGACTGCGTTGATATCGTATTCGCGTCTATCTGATGTTTATAATACGTTTTTTCGGTTCCATCAAAGTGATAATCCCAATAGAAACGTATTGCCTGGTCAATACGATCGTCGACTTGATCGTCATCAACGTTGATCTCGATGACAGGTTTGCCGAGTGATCGCAGGCAGTATTCTTTAAAATCAGAACGTGTAGCAGGGACTGCCATTTGATATCTCCGTAATTAGTTTGTCTCGGTGTTATTTATATAATCAAATTATTGTCTCCAGAACTCAAGACCCCGCACATCACTTATAACTTGTGGAGGCAAAACATCCGCTGGCTTTCTACAATAGTATTTTATTTTAGAACTGACATGATGCATATCAGACAATCCATAGACTTTATTATCCTTCTCTCTATGTTTATTATATAGATTTTTATAATCATGTTGATAATAGGGTTGTTCTATAAAATTATAGATTGATTTCATAGTCGCGTCTGTATTTTCTACTAGATCAGAATATTCAACTAAGAGTATGTTATCCTTTAATTCGCCCGACAAAGCATTTTTCAATCCTGTATATGCTCTTCCTAGAGGACCATCTGATGCGATATACTGACAACGTGTAAAATCATTCAGAGGAAGATTATTGGATTGTAGAAACCTATCAATAAAATTCAATTTCTTGTCTTGATTTCGCGAAATCATCGCGATGAAAGAAGTTAACACTTCGTCGAGATTTCGCACAGTACATATAATCTTTGGATTTTTTATATCAAAATATTTTGAAATATATTCGGGTCGGTGTGTCCAACTTCTATTCTTATCAAAAATAATATCTTCTTTTACATCATTATAATAATTGTATAATGAAGATTGCAACATGCTTTTTTTATACGCGGGTTTTGGATATGATTTATACAGGTCATTATTTTCTATAGAAGATTCAAGTGCGACGATCGAACCACATACAGGAGAACTTGGACCACTATAAAATGTAGGATTTTGATTTAACAAAGCAGACAACATTGAACTGCCGCTTCGCGGAAGTCCAGACAAAAAATAATAAGTTTTCATAATCTACTTCTCAAAGAAAATACTCAGACTAAAACGATACTTTGGACCTAGTCTCGATTGCGGCCGGATTGTATGTGGAATTTCTCCATCAAACCAAATGATTCTTCCTGGCACAAATCGCGATCCAAAGATAATATCGTGGTTCTCGTTCTTATCATAGAACAATGTCTCACCCGACCAATGATCTTGCCAATCCATATTTACATAATATAGAAAAACATTTTCGTTGATGTGTGTATGTGTCCAATGTGTGTTTGTACATACATCATTGTTTACAATACAACGAATGAATTTGTCGGGATTAATTTTCTCGTGTAAAGGATGTCCCTCTACAAAATCAGAAAAGAAATTGATTGAATTGAGTTTTTCGGGAGTCCACCGAGAGAACATATATTGTTCGGAATTGTCAGTATTATCAGACCACCCTATCTGATAAGGACATTTTTTCACCGACTCTTGTATATCAAATCTTTTTGCTAAACTAAAGACATTATCATATACATCAACTCCTTTTATAGGAGAGTAGTGTGTTATCTTTTTCATTATAAACTTCCATTGTGTTAGTCTTATATCATATCACAAAAATATATTACTGTCAATCTAAAATATCCAGATGATGTTTTACGAATGGTGTGTTCCAAATATATGCTGAACCAGATGAACCACCATTATCGTCATCCAGATAAGAACCAACCACGATTCTACCTGATCCTACCGCAACTGATCTACCGAACCTGTCATTTGACGCAGCATCACTGGCAACTATCTTGGCGAGTTGAGTGCCATCCAGATCAAAGATATATGATGAACCAGAATCATCACCATCACCATAAGCACCAACCACGATTCTACCTGATCCTACCGCAACTGAGAAACCGAAACTGTCACCCGACGCACCATCACTGGCAGTTATCTTGGCTAGTTGGGTGCCATCCAGATCAAAGATATATGCTGAACCAGTCTGACCACCATTGACGTCATCACCATAAGAACCAACCACGATTCTACCTGATCCTACCGCAACTGAGTGACCGAACCTGTCACCCGCCGCAGCATCACTGGCAGTTATCTTGGTTAGTTGGGTGCCATCCAGATCAAAGATATATGCTGAACCAGACTCACTACCATCATCGTCATCCAGACTAGCACCAACCACGATTCTACCTGATCCTATCGCAACTGAGGTACCGAACCTGTCACCATTGTTAGCATCACTGGCAGTTATCTTGGTTAGTTGGGTACCATCCAGATCAAAGATATATGCTGAACCAGATGCAGAACCATCATCGTCATCCACCAAAGCACCAACCACGATTCTACCTGATCCTACCGCAACTATTTCCCCGAAATAGTCAGTCGCCGCACCATCACTTGATTTTATCTTGGCGAGTTGGGTGCCATCCAGATCAAAGATATATGCTGAACCAGACTGACTACCATTATCGTCATCACCCGAAGCACCAACCACGATTCTGCCTGATCCTATCGCAACTGAGACACCGAAAAAGTCACTTCCCGCAGCATCACTGGCAGTCATCTTGGCGATTTGAGTGCCATCCAGATCATAGATATATGCTGAACCAGACTGACTACCATTATCGTCATTACTATAAGCACCAACACAGATTCTACCTGATCCTACCGCAACTGAGTAACCGAACTCGTCACTTGACGCACCATCACTGGCAGTTATCTTGGTTTCATTGCTGGGTGTAGTGGTATCATCATATTCATCAGTAACACCCATATCCTCTTCATAAAAACTTAGGTCTCTGCTTAAAAAACTACCAAATGTAGATATATTTCTATAAGGCATTTACAATGCTCCAATTGTGTCTATAGCACTCCAAGTTGTATCATCTTCTGTATCAATGCTGTTTAACTTGTTTTTGTTATCCTGATAACGACCGAGTAAATCACCGAAGGCCACTCGCATTAGGTTATCTTTGTCAACAATCTTCTGAGCAAGTACATCAACAGTTTCACCACGATTCGTGGACATTATTGAAATCATTGGTACAACCGAAGTGTTATCAGCAAGGTATCTCTCTGCTTCAGAAACCTGTACATACCAACTTTCCCTTTCTGACAGAGGGTAGTCTTTTACCATTTCTCCCGACAGATATGCAAACCGTTTCTCATTATTCTGATCTTTTGTTTTATGTAATGCCAGAAATTTCTTCTTACGGTCTGCATCATCTTCAAAGTATCGAGCTTCAATCGTATAATTTAAAATATATGCATCACCATTTCTAGTAATATCAGCATATCGTAAAACCTCATCCCACGCAGTCGCTGGCCGATTTGTGTAGGTATCAACTTCAACTACATCATCCGGTAAAGTCTCGCCCCTTTGAATATTTCCAGTGAGTTCATTATTCCTATAAGGAAACTCAATAACGTCACCTGTTGTTGTATCTATTCTTGCGTAATTCATATTAGTATCCTAATTGTCTTTCAATATAAGTGTCGAAATTTTCGTCCAGATCATAGATATATGCTGAACCAGAATCAGTAGCAGTATCGTCATCGAAATCAGCACCAACCACGATTCTACCTGATCCTATCGCAAGTGAGACACCGAAATGGTCAGCATTCGCAGCATCACTGGAAACTATCTTGGCGAGTTGGGTGCCATCCAGATCAAAGATATATGCTGAACCAGAACCAGTAGCACCGTACGGAGGATGTCCGCCAACCACGATTCTACCTGATCCTACCGCAACTGATCTACCGAACTCGTCATCTGCCGCGCCATCACTGGCCTTTATCTTGGCTAGTTGGGTGCCATCCAGATCAAAGATATATGCTGAACCAGAATTAGAACCATTATCGTCATCGTCATAAGCACCAACACAGATTCTACCTGATCCTATCGCAACTGAGAAACCGAAACTGTCATCTGCCGCGCCATCACTGGCAGTTATCTTGGTTAGTTGGGTACCATCCAGATCAAAGATATATGCTGAACCAGAATTAGAACCATTATCGTCATCACGATAAGCACCAACCACGATTCTACCTGATCCTACCGCAACTGATCTACCGAACAGGTCACCTGCCGCAGCATCACTGGCCTTTATCCTGGTTAGTTGGGTACCATCCAGATCAAAGATATATGCTGAACCAGCTAGACCATCATCTGCATCAGCACCAACCACGATTCTACCTGATCCTACCGCAACTCCGGCACCGAACTGGTCACCTGTCTGCAAACCGGTACCTTCTATAATGGCGATTTGGGTGCCATCCAGATCAAAGATATATGCATGACCCCCGCCCGCCTTGTAAGCACCAACCACGATTCTACCTGATCCTACCGCAACTGAGAAACCGAAAAAGTCACCTCCATCAGCATCACTAGCAACTATCTTGGCGATTTGGGTGCCATCCAGATCAAAGATATATGCTGAACCAGAATTAGAACCAGCTAGACTATCATCACGAGAAGCACCAACCACGATTCTACCTGATCCTACCGCAACTGAGAAACCGAACTGGTCATTTGACGCAGCATCACTGGCAACTATCTTGGTTTCGGTACTCTGTATGGTTCCAGTCAGGCGATTAAACGATTTGTGCAATAGTTCGCCTTTGTCACTTATTACTATATCACTTGCGCTGTCTTTAAAGGCCATTAGTATCCACTCTCCCAATCTTTTACATCGAACGGTGTAATAACATCTGGTGTGTCCCAAATATATGCTGCGCCAGCACTACTACCATCACCATAAGCACCAACACAGATTTTACCACATCCTACCGAAATTGCGGCACCGAAATTGTCACCTGCCGCACCATCATTGGCATCTATCTTGGCGAGTTGGGTGCCATCCAGATCAAAGATATATGCTGAACCAGAATTAGAACCATTATCGTCATCCAGATAAGCACCAACACAGATTCTACCTGATCCTATCGCAACTGATCTACCGAAATAGTCACCTGCCGCACCATCATTGGCATCTATCTTGGCGAGTTGAGTGCCATCTAGATCAAAGATATATGCTGAACCAGAATAAGTACCATTATCGTCATCACCATAAGCACCAACACAGATTCTACCTGATCCTACCGCAACTCCGGAAGTGCCGGAGGCGAATGGCGCCGATCGACCGAAATAGTCGCCAATGTCACCATCACTTGGTTTTATCTTGGCGAGTTGATTGCCATCCAGATCAAAGATATATGCTGCGCCAGAATAAGAACCATTATCGCTATCCCCCGAAGCACCAACTACAATTCTATCGCATCCTACGGCGACTGATTCACCGAATCGTTTACTCTCCTCTACATCACTGGCAACTATCTTGGTTATTAGAACACCATCCAGATCATAGATATATGCTGAACCAGAATTATTCTCATTACCGTCATTGATACCGTCATCAAATAGGGCACCAACTACGATTCTACCTGATCCTACCGCAACTGATCTACCGAACCTGTCATTTGACGCAGCATCACTGGCAACTATCTTGGCGAGTTGAGTGCCATCCAGATCAAAGATATATGCTGAACCAGCTTGACTAGCATCACCATAAGCACCAACACAGATTCTACTTGATCCTACCGCAATTGAAGCACCGAACAGGTCACTCGCCGCGCCATCACTGGCAGTTATCTTGGCGAGTTGAGTGCCATCTAGATCAAAGATATATGCTGAACCAGATGCAGAACCATTATCGTCATCACCATAAGCACCAACACAAATTCTACCTGATCCTACCGCAACTTGCCCACCGAAATAGTCCGAATCCGCAGTATCACTACCAACTATCTTGGTTTCATTGCTGGGTGCAGTGTCAACATCTCCTGATCCGTACATAAACGGAATTCCACTCTGACTCAAAACTGCAACGTTATTTACTTTAAATGTCACTAAATTCTCCAATACATATTGACAAATGAGTTAAATATAAGTATAATTGTATTTATACTAAAACAATCCTCTTTGAGAACCTTATTATATGAAACTTTGCTTTGTTGATACACTCGGCCTCTGTTATGATGGATCCACACTCGATAAAAGAGGATTAGGTGGTTCCGAGTCCGCAATCATTCTAATGTCAAAAGAACTTGTTCAACTAGGATTCGAAGTTACTGTATTTAACGACTGTATACACGACGATGCAAATCCAGGCATCTATGACGGTGTTACATATCGTTCTCTACATGACATAGAACAATATCATAATTACTTCGATATTTATATCTCTTCAAGATCAGTGGTTTCATTTGCACCCAACTCAATGAAAGAAAGATTTAAGTGGGCAGACAAACTACCTAATCTTGAAAGTGTCGCAATGACATCTAAACATCGTGTACTCTGGATGCATGATACATTCTGTGATGGTGATGATCTGATTGAAGACTTTGTATTACGAGGTCGCATTCATGAAATCTTTACTCTGTCTGATTGGCATACATCATATGTAACAACATGTAATCACGGCAAACAACGAAGTTATGAAACACTGAAACAATATATTTTCCAAACTCGCAATGGTATTCAACTTCATCACGAATGGGTAGATGTAAAAGCAAAAGACCCCGATCTGTTTGTTTATAATGCGTCAGTTACAAAGGGTATGATACCTCTTGTGAATAATGTGTGGCCGATTGTCAAAGAAAAACTACCTAATGCGAAACTCAAGGTCATTGGTGGTTTCTATCGATTTCGATCTACACATGGTCCAGATCAACAGGAACTTGACTGGCGAGATATGGTTGATAATCCAGTTCACGCAGATAGAGACATAGAGTTTACTGGTATCATATCACAAAAAGAAATCGCTGACATACTTGTGAAGTCTTCATATATGATATATCCTTCTGCGTTTCCTGAAACATTTGGCATCTCTACACTTGAGTCTCTCGCATATAATACACCACTCATTACTTGTCGTTTCGGCGCACTTGAAGAAACTGCGATTGATGTTGCTTGTTATAAAATACCTTATCCAATACAACCAAACTTTCAATTACCGTCAATTGATACCGATATTCAATCGGCAATCTTTGCTGATGCTGTTGTTCGCGCATACAACACTCCTTATCTACATCAACAGAAGATGTATGCTTGTAATCAAGTCAAAGATATTTGTGCGTGGTCAACAGTCGCATTACAATGGAAACAACACTTCTATAAACTAATGGGTGACTTCTTATCAATCCAAGAATATCGTAAAGTGACTGATATTAACAATCGTGTTCATAAAGTATTTGGTCGCCGTTTTCATAACTACGAAGAAGCGACCATTCGCAAACAGATAGAGAAACCTATTGTAGTTATTACTGCTGTTTATAATGCAGAGAATTATATTGACAAGTGTATTCGTTCTGTTGCGGCACAGGATTATGAAAACTATCGGATGATTATTATTAATGATGCATCAACAGATCGCACTGCTGAGGTGATTGAAAATACAATCGCTGAAACTGGTCTTGAAAACTTTGAGGTGATTACTCGTAAAGAAAATGTGGGAGCAGTGTTCAATCAAATATCAACCATTCAATCAAAATGTGACCCAGAAGATATTACAATGATCCTTGATGGTGATGATTGGTTAGTCAATAATTCAAATATCTTTAACCTGTATAATAATCTATATCATGATGGCGCAGAATATACCTATGGCAGTTGCTGGTCGTTAGTTGATAAGATACCATTGATTGCTCAACCTTATCCACCAGAAGTCAAAGCGAATAAGTCTTATCGCGATTATAAATTCAACTGGAACTTTCCGTATCCGCATTTAAGAACTTTTCTTGGTAGACTTGCCTTGGACCTAGACGCCACACTGTTCCAAGACGCGCAGGGCGAATGGTATCGTGCAGGTGGGGATAACTCTACCTTCTACAACATCATTGAACAGGCAGACCCAGAGAAGGTCGTATGCGTGCCTGACATCGTATATAACTACAACGACACCAATCCAATCAACGACTATAAAGTGAATGGCACAGAACAGAATGAAACTGCAAATAACATTTTAGGAAAAAATATGAAGAAAACTAAACGAATATTGATTGCTATTCCCACAGCGAAGTATATTGAACCAGAGACAATGAAGTCAATCTATGATCAGATTATTCCAGAAGGTTATCAAACTGAGTTTCAGTTCTTCTATGGTTATCAGATTGATCAAATTCGTAATCTGATTGCTAACTGGATGGAAAATAAAGATTATGATTATTTGTTCTCCGTTGACTCGGATATTATATTCCCTCCTGATACATTGATTCGCCTACTCGATCATGATAAAGATTTGGTCACAGGAATATATCGGCAACGACTGCCTAATCAAACTCTTGAGGTATATGATCAAAATCTACAGAATATTCCAATTGAAAATTTACCTAATAACTCTCTAATAGAAATTGGCGGTTGTGGTTTCGGTTGCGTTTTAGTTAAGAAA